ATCAAATGGCCATTGTCTATCGCACTAAATGATTGACCAGGAACATGGAGACTTTTTGCAAAATTTAAATATTTACTTATGTGTTGCGGCGCACCTTTATTCATCTTGCCGTCAAGAATTTCCTGGCCATGTTCTGGCTTATAATCAGCTACAATCATTGGTCAAAAGTTTGCAACCTTGGGAATATAGCAAGCACTGTGGTTGGTAATGGCTGATTTTGTTTAACTACAATAAAACCATCGTTGTCAAAACCACCCCTAAACTCTACTTCTTTATCACCAGTAAACATAGATAATGCAGATCCCATAGCATCAGCTGAGCTTCTAAATGGTATTCTATCTATTTCAGATTCACTACTTCCAACCTGGATGCCGACAGTTCTAAACAATCTAAGAGTTACATCATGTATTCTTTTTATTTTTCCCTGGGCAGTACCCTCAGTACCACCAGCATCAACTCTCATTGTTTGCAGTGTTGAATCAAATCCCAAACCAATATGCGCTTTTGTTACTGATCTATCTAAAGTTACGGATCCAGACGAGACAGTTTTGTTAGGATGTGTTGATCCATCAGCTAAAATAGATACACTTTCACCCTCTAAATGATCTAATCCAGATATGGTTGTTGCTGCGGATCCGCTGTAAGTTAAACCGCTATCTACAAAGAAAGCATCGGTAACATCAGTGCCAAAATCAAAATTAGAAAATGTTTCTATGTATCTTGCAGTTGCGCCATTTATTGTTCTTTTTACAACCAGGTAAACATCATCTTCATTTAAATCACCTGGTATAACCGCAACACTTTCCACAACAGTATCACCAGATCCAAAAGATCCACCTAAGATATGTTCATGCCAGCCAACAACATTTTCTTCTCTTCTGTATGTCATGCCAACAAAACGACCATCATTAAGGACACACCACACAATATTGTCTGGCTCTTGTTGAAAAGCCATTTCACTGATGCCGCTCTCAGTAATATGCTCAGCTAATACAGTTAAGTCTGGTGCCTGGTAACTATCTGAATCAAAATTATAAACCAGCTCTCTAACTTTTCTTGAAGCTCGTTGCACAAACATTGTGACGTTACCAACCTGGATAGGCTGGATGTTTGCTGATCCATAGTTTGCCTGGCGTTTAATCTGAGCATTAGTAGGCGATAAAGGCTCGGCTGCACCACTTGCACTAACAGCAAATTCACCGCCACTAGTTCCGACAATCAAAACTCTACTTGATGTTAAATATCTAATAACATTAACCTGGTTAGAGCCAATAGTGTAAGTAAGCGCATCATCTGCATCTATGCCATCTGCAAAATCTTCAAAGCTACCACCTACTGAAAAGAATAAGGTTTGTGGTTGTGCGGTTGTATTTGCAAATACAAGGCGCTGCTCAAAGAATGTAACTGCTGCTGGATAGCCAGTTGTAGAACTAAATGCTCCCAGGCTAAAATTATCATCAGCTTCTAATTCACCATTAATAGTAATAGATGCACTAGCGGATTCATCTACAAGATCCACACTAGGCGAAAATAAAATTGTATCAGCTGTTACCTGGACTAACAAAACACCAGTTGATTTATTATTACCACTATTAGATGCGCCAGATATTGTTACCTTTTGACCTACTTTAAAACCCTCAGTAACAAAATTACCAGCCGTGTCTGTTATTCTATCATTATGTTCCAGGCCAGTAGCGCTTGGATCACCCTCGTAAAATGCTATAGTTGTTGCGGTATAACTAGGCATAAGCTCAGTTCTACCCTCAGCATTTTCTTGTACGTCAGCATCAACACTTGTTGCGCTTGTATATGTTGATATTTTAGCAAAGCCATCATGTAACTTAACCAACCTACCTACATCAGTAGAAACAAAAGTGTCTGCGCTTGCTGTTATTGTAACGCTACCAGTTCGACCATCAGCAGTTAAAGTTGTACTGGTAATGTTTGGATCTTGCATAGGGCCACGGAGAAAATCTACTTCTGAAATTGTCCAGGCAGTATGACTTGTTCTTGTGATTTTTTGAACTGGATGCGATGGATGCACCAGGTACATAACATCAGCGCTTTGTGTAAATTTTATTTCAGATACCTGGGCGCTTGTATATACAGTTGTAACTTCTACTGGACTACCTCCAGAAACTACAGTGCCGCCATCCTTATGTATCCTAAAATAAAGATTGCCAAACTCTAACACATAAGCTTGTTCAACATTAAACTCAAAAGGTATTAACCTGGTAAAGTTTGCGCTATCCTTAACTGTATTAACGTATTTAGTTCCAGGTCTACGACTAGCACCACCATGAGGATGCAGCACAAAATTTTGTAATTTTTTGCAGCCGTTAAAATATTTATTAACGTCAGTGCGGCCCTCTAACCTGGGCGATAATTCACCAGCTGTAAAATTATTAAATGGAGGTGAAGCCTTAGCCATTTACAACCTCGCATTAATAAATGTGTTTGCTGCTAAAACTTCGCTATCTTGAATACTAGCGGTATTAGTTGTGTTGCCCTCAGTTGCATCGACAAACCTCGCTTCTTTTAATTTATCTCTATACAAAGTTGTAAGTTGAGATGCCAGGCTAATACTACCAGATAATGGATAAGCTATATCAGCTGCAAGCGCAGCCGTAATAGTTTCTAATAAAAGAGTATCGTATTGATTTGGATCAGTTACTTTCCCTACAAACACTAAATTAATTGTGCTTTCGTCTGATAAAAGTTTTCGACCCTCAATTTCAAATTTAATTTCTGGGTCTGAAAGTTTTAAAACTCTTAAACAAAAAGGATCAGTAGGTAATGTAAATTGTTTTGCATATGTAAAACCAGGAGCATCAGCATCTGGAGACAAGGTTTGCCTGGTAATTAAACTATTCCAGGGATGGGATCTAAATGTTGCATCCCTTACAAACTCATATCTTTGGTTACAAATCCTGGCAGCTTTACTATCTTCTGTAAGAGAAATAATATTAGATGCACCGATTTGATTCAAAGCTGAATTACAAATATCTACTACTGAAGCCATAATAATTCCTATGAAAAAGCAGCGCATTTCTGCGCCGCTCTAAGTTTAGTTTATAACGTATTCAATAATGAATGACATTGTACCAGCAGTACCACCCTCAGCAGCCATAGTTGCTGCTACATAGTAGTGTCCGCCTGGATCTGTCGAATCACCAGCGATAGTGTAAACTTCTTGACCGCAAGTATTTATATCTGCGGCTTCAAATCTTACATCTGTCATTGCGCCAGCATCTGCGACAGCAGTTGCAAAGCAATCTTCGTCTTTAACAACACCAGCGCTAGTGTATAAACCTACATTAAAAGTACAGCTGCCACCTAAAGTGTCGCTGCCTATCTTTAACGAGCTTATCCTAGCGTTAGTAGGTATCGGAGCTAACATAACAATATCATCATCGTTACTATCTCCAGCTGCTAGTTCAACAGTTCCTTGAGCAATCCTGGTTGTTCCAGTTAACAAACCAGCATCACTCATTGTGTATGTAGCTTCAAAATTAGCTACTAGATCAGAATTTTTTGTACCCATAATCTATCTCCCAATTAAGCTGATTCATCACAAAGGATAGAAACGACTTTAGCTTCTTCCATTCGTGTTGCACCAAAGGTTGCACAATAAAAGACTTGAGTTGAGTATGACTTATCTGCCCTCTCGTCTATCTTTGCCATTACGTCTTTTCCAACAGCAAGCTTGATTCCGTCTTCAGCCCAGGCAAAGCAAGTTCTGATACTAGAAGCAACAGCTAATCTTGTTGACATAATGAATTTAAAACCCATAAAAGTGTCTACTTCACCAGCAACAAGAGCTTTTACAGTATTGAAATCACTTGATGTGATTTGTGTAGTACCTAATAAAGCTTCTACTTGAGCTGGAGCTACAGCAATATATCTTGGGATTGATGGATCTACTGAACCCTCATCCAAAATCTTTTTTGCATTTATGAGCTTAGCTATGGTTAAGTCAGCTGATCCATGAGCAATAATATTACCAGCAAGCATTGAAGTATCAGTACTTCCACTGGATCCAGTTTTTGATGTACCAGTTGCAGCCGTAATAATTGCATCATCCATTGATCTGCCTATAGCTGAAGCAGCTGCTTGAGCATAAGTAGATGT